TGGTGCGCTCATTCACACCAACAGCCCAAAATATCATCAGATGCAAATTGCATTTGATAATTTCGTCCAGCGTTATGACCATAATCCGCTCATTGCCGCTGCGGCGATGGATGTTGGCCCTGAAGTTGTCGATAGCGCCATCAAGAAGGCTGCGCAGACCGGCAAGGACATCAGCGACTTCCTGCCCCGCAGGACGCAGGAATATATGTTCGCCCTGTCGAAGGCGGCCATTGGCGCTCATGGCGCTTTGAACCGTCAGGTTCGTGCGTCTGGTGGGCGGACTGGGTATGCGTTTGGTAGCGACGTTGATGAGAAATCCACTGGGCTTGCGCCCGCTCCATCTGAAGCCATGACCATGGATGATGTAGGCGGTGGTCTTGCGCCGAAGGATACCGGCGTTCAGGTGGCTTCCACGGAAGACTTGAAGAACCCAGACATTCTCCGCGCGCTTCGTGGCGTCGAAGGTGCAAAGGGCGATGCTACGGCTAAAAACCCCAACTCAACTGCTGGCGGTCTTTATCAGTATGTGGACAGCACTTGGCGTAAGGAAGCGCCGCTTGTTGGCGTTGACATCAAGCAGTATCCGACTGCCCGTTCTGCCCCTGAAGAAATTCAGCATAAGGTTGCGGATGCCAATGTCAGCCGCATCTTGGAGCAGAATAAGGGCAATGTTCAGGCTGTCCCGAACATTTGGTATTCTGGAAATATTGAGGGCAAATTGAGCCCTGAAGGTCTTGCGGCAAACAAAGGGTTCACGCAAGAGCAGTATAATCAGCGGTTCTTCAACCAACTTGGCGGTGACCAAAAGGCTGCGCCCGCTCTTGCCGCTGCGCCTACGCAGGTCGCCATGGCTTCCGGCTTGATGCCCAAGACCGCCAGCGATCAGCCTGCTCCATGGGAGACCATCGGCAAGAAAATTTTGCCCGATGCCGTTCCGACCGACAGCAGCTTCTGGGTTCCGCTGATTGCGGGCCTTGGATCAATGCTGGCCTCTGATGAATATCGTTTCTCTCGTCGCCTTGGCGCTGGTCTTGTTGGCGGTGCGGCAGCCTATGGCAAGCAGCAGGAGTTTGGGCTTCAGCAGCAGAAGGTGCAGCAAGAAGCTGCGATGAATGCGCTTAAGACGGCTCAATACGTTACGGGGGCGTTTACCCGTTTTGTTGACCCCATCACCAATAAAGTGATGTGGAAGGGACCAAATGGCGTCATTTCTGATGAAGAGCATTCTGCTCTTCTTGGGCAAGCTGCAACTTCAATGGGAGCTTCTGGTCCTTCATCTGTAGCCAGCAAAATCCTGCAAGGACCGACGCAAACAGCGCCTGCTCCAACTACTCAAGGAACCGAGATTAAAGGTCTTGGTAAACCTGCTCAGATAACCGGAACTGAACTGCCTGCCCCCGCCGTTCAGCCTCCGAGCGCGGTTAAGAATGAAACGCCTGCTCCGGTTTTTAATGAAAGCAAAATTGCCAGCCCAAATGATCGACCGATGGCCCTTAAGCAGGAGGTCGAGCGGCTGACGCAGGCAATTGCTACCGCCCAAAATCAGGGCGTAACCGGCGCGGAGTTAACTCCTCTCATTAATCAAAGGCAGCAGCTTCAGGAACGTGCTGACGCCATCATTAACGGAACCATTATTCCGTATGATGCAAATGGCAAGGAGATCACCTATTACAAAGACGCCGCCAATCAGCGCGTTCAGGATGCCGCTTTGTCCACTGCCGTTGGCAAGAACAAGGCGGAATATTATGACGAGGCTCGTAAGTTCGTTGAAGGTTATCCTCAAAACGAACAGCTAATCAAAGCCATGTCAACGGTTTACCGTTCATTGAATATGAACCGCGCAACTGGCGATATGGCTGATGCTGTTGGTTATCTTCGGTCAATTCCGGGCTTGTCTGCAATTGTTCCTGAGTCCCTTGCAACCATGCAGGGCGGCTATGATGAGGCAACCAAAAACGGCATCATTCAAGCGTTCCAGCAGATGGCTTCGGCTGAAGGTCAGAAGGCTCCCAAATCCGTTCTGGCTGAGGCTATGCAGACAATTGCCACCCCAACCAAAGCACCGGAAGCCAGAATGGCGCTTCTTGCCCAAAAATGGGGTCAGTTGGATCGGCAAAATGAAATGTATGCCGACTGGCTGAAGGCTAAAAAACCTGATCCCGCTGAGTTCATCAGCGAATGGAACAGAGACCCAGAGCATGATCCTGAGAAGTATATCAAGCGCGCTCAGGAAAAGGTCGGCGTATTCAAGGGCGCCGCACCTTTGGCTGGAAACCCGCCGTTGGAAGGTGAACGCAAAGGCGTGATAAACCAGATTGGTGAGCCTTCAACAGTGAACGCTGATTACCTGCGTGATTACGTATCAAAATATCCTAGCGCCAGAGACAAGGCGATTGAGGAATTTGACCGTCGTCATTATCCCGGTGCGGCAGAGAAAATCTTGGGGAACAAGTGATGGCTGAAGACCAAAACGAAATTCCGGCTTTTTCTCTTCCCGACAATGAACCCCCGGCATTTGTTTTGCCGGGCACAGTTGCCTCTGCCAAAAAGGTGAAGGATGTTCCTCCCGTAGAAACGTCAACGGATATTTTTGGCGAAGGAGAAATGCCCGGCGCTGAAAAACGCACGTTGAAGTCAAAGGGATATGAGGATTATCCAACCTTTGCGGAGTTTGATCCTAGTCAACTTCCGAGCCAGAAAAAATTTGATCCCATTCGCAACACAAATCTTTTGTTTGGATATGCGTTTGCCAATGGGCCTCAAGAACGCGCAGACATTATTCAAAAAAATATACCTGAAGCGGAATTTACAGCCGATAAATACGGTAATCCGCTTGTTGTCCTTGGTGGTGAAAAATACCATATCGACAAGCCGACGGCGTTTAATTTGCAGAATATCGCTAATGTCGGCGCGCAGACCGCTGTTGGAGCGCCTCTTGCCGCATTGGCTGGCGCAGCTCCCGTAGGCGCTCCTCTTGCCGCTGGGTTGCAAGGCGTTGCCGGGGCTGGGGCCAGTGCGCTGGGCGATATAATGGCCAATCTTGCCGGTGCCAATCAGCAAGTGGATTATGGTAAAGCCGGAGTTTCCGGGTTGATTGGCGCTGGTGGTTCTGCGTTGGCCAGCGGAGCCGCCAAATATCTTTCGCCTGCGGCCAATGAACTGAAAGAAATTCCTAACGCCGTAAAGAAACTGTTTTCTGGGTCTGCCGCTGAAACTGGCATTCCTGCAAAACAGGCAGGTGCTTATCCGGCCAGTGATATGATGTTGCACGACCCTTCGTTCCAAGGGTTTGCTGCTCGCATCATGTCAAATGAGCCTCATTCTCCGGCTGCAAAAACAATTACAGAAGCTTTGCAAACACATGCAGAGCAAGCCCCCGTTCGCATCGCCAGCGATGTTGACACGGCATTTGGTCCTGCCAGTGTGAGCGAACGTCAAGCATCCAACTCCATTCTTTCCGCCAAGAAAAGTTTGGGACCGCAGTTGGATACTGTTCTTTCAAACGCCAAATCCGTCAATCCTGCTGGCGTTGTTGCCCAAATTGATCAAGCACTAGAGACAGCCCCAAAAGGTTCGCCAACAGAAAGCCTTTTGAAAAAAGCTCGCGGGATGCTGGTTGAACAAGAAGGAACTGCTGGAGTTCCTAATAAGATTGATCCTCAAACAGGTCTTCCCCTTGTTGGAACCGGAACTCCGGGGAAACCGCCTATTTATGTGACTGATCCTCGCACTCTTGAGAATGCAAGGCAGTCTTTGGATCGAATCATCAAGTTTGGCGATGCTTCTGTTGGCATCAATCCAAACGTCATTTCTCCGCAAGACTATGCAATTACGAATGTTCGTACTGCACTGTCAAACACGTTGAAAAATCAAATTCCGGGGTATCGGAATTTGATGGAGAAATATTCGGACATTTACGCCCTTCTTGATGCGAATGAGCAGGGCGCAAATATCTTTGCTAAAGGCCAAAACGCCCTTCGTCCTGATCAAGTTGCTGCTATGGCTGCTGATCCTAAAACGGGTGCCGCATTCCGCACCGGAGCCCGTGCGGCGGTTGCCAATAAATTAGCTACGTCGCCCGACGATTTGCGCGCTTTGAAAGGAATGATTGGCGGTCCCGGAGACTATACGAGGGCAAACATTGAAACCTTATATGGACCGAAATCCATTGAGGCTGTTCAATCCGCCGCACAAAGAGAAGCGACCGGCAATGAAGTAGCTAAGAGCTTATTGTCAGCTAGAAAATCTGGCGAACAAAGCGTTGGCGCAAAAATATATGAGCAATCGACTGCTCCTCTTGCTGAAAATCCAGTTCAGCAGGCATACAAGAAATTTGCGCAAAACCCAGTCAATAATTTCATTGACTGGGCGCGTGGTCGCACCGGATCTGAATATAGCAAGGGACTTGGAGATTTTCTTACGATGCCTAGAAATGAAGGCATCAAAGGTCTTCAATCGGTGTTAGAGGGTCAATCTGCCATGCGAGCCGCTAACAAGTATGGGGCTCCGCTTGGCATTGTTCCAGCGGAAGAATTAGCCACCAAAAAAGAACCTGCGCCTCGCAAGGCAGGCGGCTCCGTTGGCCGCATAGGCCGCGCCTCTGGCGGCAAGGTCAAAGGCGACGTGAAGCACCTTGTAAGCCGCCTTATGGGCCTTGCTGAGCAGGCCAAGAAGGCCACTGACAACAACACCAAGCCGTTGCTGGACGCCCCTGACGAGAGTATTGTCAAGGCGCTCCGCGTAGCCAATCAAGCCATCTAGGGGTTCTCGATATGGTCGATACCTTCACCTTGACTACGAACAAGGCCATCATCAAGCCCGACTACAATCAGTACATTGATGGCTGGAACGTGCCGGTCAACACCGACTGGGATATCATCGACAAGGCGTTTGGCGGCACCTACACGGTCTCTCTGACCAATGCCAACGTCACCCTGACGCAGGCGAACGTCCAGAACACCTGCCTTCTGTTGCAGGGGACGCTCACCGCTAACGTGACGGTGTATCTGCCTTCCGGCGTGTCTGGTTTCTATATCGTCAACAACTCGACCAGTGGGTCTTACACTGTCACCATGTTGTCAGCTGGCGGCTCGCCGGGGCGCGGCGTCATTGTTGGACAAGGCTCCTACACCTTCGTCTGGTCTGACGGCAGCAACGTCGATATTGCCACGAACGCCAGTCTCAGCGCCGGATCGGGCCTGAAAATTGTCGGCAACACCATCAGCGTCGATGCTCCGCTATCGACAGTATATGGCGGCACGGGCTCCGTCGGCCCTTACACCAATGGCCAGCTCCTGATCGGCAATACATTGTCTGGCGCCCTAACGCCTGCCACGTTGACGGCGGGCGCTAACGTCACGATCACCAATGGCAATGGCACCATCACCATTGCAGCGGCTGGCGGTGGCGGGTCTACCTTTGACCCTGCGGTCAGCTACACCTTCACGGGGACACAGACCTTTAACGGAACGTCTTCCAGCTTGGCGTCTGTGCTGGCCAATGCGGCTGAGACGACCACTGTGTCGGCTACGGCTGCGACCGGAACCATTAACTACGACACCACAACTCAGTCGGTGCTGTATTACACCAGCAACGCCTCGGCGAATTGGACGGTGAATTTTAGGGCCAGCAGCGGCACGACGCTTAACACCATCATGTCTACTGGCCAGAGCGTGACGGTGGCGTTCTTGGTCCAGTGTGGGTCAACGGCTTACTACAATTCAGCCGTGACTATCGACGGAAGCTCGGTGACACCTGTTTGGCAAATATCCGGTGCGCCCACGGGTGGCTACGCAAATGCGCTCAATGCCTACACCTACACTATCATCAAGACCGGCAGCGCGACGTTTAAGGTGCTGGCTTCTTTGATCCCGTTCTATTGAAACTAGGATTGCTTTGGGCTCGAACTTGTGGATTTGGCCATGCCCAAATCTCGCCAGTGTCGTCTTGAAAGCAAACCCATAAAAGATGCGCTTCTGGCCCATAGTCGATGACGATATGGGCCAGAGCTTTGCCTTTAGGGGTTTCCAGAGGCAGTGGCGGATTCAACTGCAACAGGCTTTGCATAGATGTAGCATAGCTGTTTATGTTCAGCGCAAAAAGCTTTTCCTTCAATCGGCTTACCGCAGTAAATCGTTTCCAACCCCCTGACAGGGCCAATGATATACCGACAGGATCGGCGCGTCAGGTTCACGAACGTGCAGTTTTCCCCGGCCATGGGCGGTGGGAAAGGTTCTTCGGGCAAGGGCGTTGCCTTGATCTTGGGCGGCCTGTCCGGTTTATCGGATTGCTTGACCACTGGCTCGACCTCCTCCTTGGGGGGCTCAACGGCAAACTTTTGTTCTTTCCTTCTGGAGATATTTTTTCCATTAGCACGAAATCTGTGGATAAGTCCCATAACGGCGCTACGGGTGATCCCCACCATCTTCGCGATTTCCCCAGAAGTGTGCCCCTTTTCCCAAAGCTCTGCGATTTTCTCGTTTCGTTCTTTTTTCATTTTGGCGGTTCCGGTAGCAACATCCAAGCTTCTATCCAGTTTTTCTTGATGTGTGGCGGGGCATAGGCGTCTATCCACCATTCATCGCTTTCTAAACGATAACGAGCTATCTCAAAGTTACCGTTGCCCATGTAGGCCAGAAACAATGTTCCATCTTCCGGCGCAGTCTCTATCGGCTGCCACCCCTGCATAGGCCAGTGGCTTATGTACTCGTCTTTCTTTACGACAACATACCCCTGATCGTAGAGATCCTGCCATGCGACAGAACCCTGAATGATAGGTTTGTGCATGGCAGGGCTCCCCTCTCATTACTCTTCAGATGGCGGTGCAAACTTCTTCGCCAGCTCGGCAATTTCGTCCTCAAGCGCCTTGCTTGTCGCCAACATACCGGCAAAGGCCAGATAGTTGATGCCATCGACGTAGCTATCAAGATTGGACCTGTCGCCCGGCAGCCGCCCCAGCTTGCAGGCGTGTAGGATCATGGCGACGTCATAAGCCGTAACGGGCTTGTTGAGAATTAGTGTGGCAAGTTTTGCCTGCCGGTCCAATGTGTCATGCAAGTCGCCATACTGACTGGCGCGGTCGTGGAAAATGTCGATGGTTTTTTCCATTATCTCGCGGTATTCCATTTTCATTCCTTTACTGATGTTTGTAGATGCGGACTTTTCCGATCAGTTGATGATTTACCAGAAGCGGGTCGCCTCGTTTTAAGTCTCCGTATTCCTGTTTTTGCCATTCCTCCATCATGATGAAGTCTTCACTGTGCAAAGCGTCCTGAAATTCCTCCAAAGACGCTGCCGGGTGTTCTACAATGATCATATGAGACATTCCGTTTTTAGTCGGAATGTTGAGCGTCAGCATGAATTTCATTTCACTCACTTTCAATGTTCGCTTGAAACATCAATTCCACATTTTGCGGTCTGCTTCAATTTCCTTGAAGTACTTTTCCACTAGTTCGGCGATCTGCCCCTGAGCTGTAGATACGGCATCCCTAATGCTTTCGCGGGAAACCATCTCCGCAATCAAGTACGCTACAGTCATCATCAATGCCGTAATGGCTACAGGCGGGTGAGTTTCGTCAATCAAGTCAAGAATTGCGTCTTGTAAGTTGATAACTTCATTTGATCGTTGGCTCATAGGTAGCCCCTTTCATGATGAGATTTTCAAGTGCTGTTTGTTGATTTGCTTCTGTTTTGGGACGCTTTAACTCTATGACCTCCGCCTCAAGTTTGATGATTCGATTTTCCAATCGGCGGATGTCTGCTGCATAT